ACAAGGGGGCACCCATCTGATGCTGGTCTTGATGTTTATTATTGTCCAGAGTCGATGGAGTTCGGCACAATTGAAATGGCCCCTGGCCAATCAATGTTGTTTGCCACCGGTTTAAGATTTGGCATACCACACGGGTATATGTTAGAGGTAAAGAACCGCTCCAGCATGGCATCAAAACGCAGCTTGATTGTTGGGGCTTGCGTGATTGATTCTGGGTACGATGGTGAAGTTTTCATTAATCTTCACAACATCGGACATAAAACTCAGTTTGTCGAGCCCGGTACAAAAATTGCACAAGTTGTCATGGTTCCGGTTGTATCGTTTCGACCAATTGAAACTGCATCTGGCGATCTTTATGATTGGTATCCAATCGCAATTAGCGACAGAGGCGCAGGCGCTCTTGGGAGCACCGGTGAATAGAGCCCAGCGCAGAGCCGCAGCAAAAGCAGCGAAGAAGGGTGGAGACAAAGAACTTTCCGAGAAAATTTTTTTATTTGACCAGATGCCAGACGAGTGCTCCGCATGCGTAAAGCCATTTGACAAAACAAATAAAGATATGGTAAGATCGTGGAATGTGGTTGTAAGAGAAGAAGAAAAAGTTGTTAGATTATATTGTCCAAATTGTTGGGACAAGGCTAAAACACTTATTGAACAATTGGAGGAAAAATGAAAATCAAAGAGACACTTAGCTATGACGATGTGCTTTTAGCCCCGCAATACTCAGATATAAACTCTAGAAAACAAATAAATATCGGAAACAAATTTAACAATGCAGAGTTTAGTTTGCCAATCATATCTGCTCCTATGGACACTGTTACCGAGGCTGCTATGGCCATTGCCATGCAAGAGGCTGGTGGGTTAGGAATCATTCATCGATACAATTCTATAGACAGGCAATGCAAGCTAGTCCACAATGCAATATCTGCCGGGGCAAAAAATGTCGGCGCAGCGGTCGGTGTCTCTGATGATTGTTTGAATCGCGCCATGGCACTGCACAACGCCGGGGCAAAAGTAATTTGTGTTGATGTTGCCCATGGTCACCATTCATTGGTAAAGCGGGCCTTAGAAAATCTAAAGAATATTTTTGATGATAGCATCCACATCATGGCTGGAAATGTCGCAACTCTTGAAGCTTTTAACGACTTGGCTGACTGGGGAGCTGATAGTGTTAGGATTGGCATCGGTGGTGGCTCAATTTGTTCAACTAGGATTCAAACTGGACATGGTATACCAACCTTGCAATCTGTTATGGATTGTGCAAAATCAGATCGGGATGCGCTCCTAATCGCAGATGGCGGTATCAAAACTTCTGGAGACATCGTTAAATCACTAGCAGCCGGTGCAGATTTTGTTATCGTTGGATCTTTGTTGGCAGGCACCACAGAAACGCCCGGCGAGGTTTTATATATTCGCGGCGATAAGTACAAGGCATATCGTGGCATGGCATCTGAAGAGGCGCAAAAAGACTGGAGAGGTTCGGCCTCCTCCTTAGAGGGAATCGCGACTAAGATCCCCTACAGAGGCCAGGTTAGTCCGATTTTAACGAAATTAGAGCGGGGTATACGCAGCGGCTTTTCTTATACTGGCGCAAAAAATATAAAAGAATTGCAAAACAAAGCAACCTTTGTGAAGCAAACTATTGCTGGTCAGTTTGAAAGTTCAACGCACATTGATAAAAGATACAGATGAGTTATGGAATTAACAATAAAAAGATTATATTTTATGATACAGACAAGCGTCATGTTGAACTAAAAATACGATTGCAACACGATAGCCTGAAGCAGTCAGAATTTTTTCGTGCTGTAGTGACTGCGTATATTGAAAAGAATCCATTGTTTTTACAATTTTTAGACGATTATAGAGAGCAAAACAACACACAAAGCAAACAAAAGATTAAAAAATCAAACAAATTAATTGAGAAAGGAAGAAAGTTGGAAAAGAAATTTAATTTAAAAGAAGACGAAAAAGAAAGTATTTTTGATTTGATTGCAAGGGAGCACCCCGATTTATGAAAAAATGTTCAACCCTTTGCTATAGAAATAATATTGATTGTAAATCGACTGAGTGTAGGTATTGGATTAAATTTTCAGAAGATCACAACTGTAGCTTACTATCTATTTATAAGAACGGAAAAATGAATCTTAGAGAAATTGCAGTGCGTGAGGGTATCAGCTACGCAAGAGTCAAACAAATACAAGATGCTGCGCTAACTAAATTGAAAAAACGCGGTTTTGATCTTAAGCAATTTTTATATGATTAAAAAGCTTTTTACCGAAGACATAACTATTTAATAACAGTTGCTTGTTAAAGTATCAGGAGATAATTAAGCATGAGTAAAAAAACACTTTTAAACGAAACACAGATTCGTAGGTTTATGAAACTTGCAGATCTTGGTGCTACAGAAAAATTTCAAAGCCTTTCTGAAATGGGCGGTATGGGCGCAGCTTATGACCGCGATGAAGATATGGGCGATATGGATGATATGGGTGGCCCACCCGAAGACGAGGGCGCAGACCCCGTTGGCGATATGGGCGGCGACATGTCGCTTCCACCCGAAGCTGTTGAAGCTGTCGAACAGGCTGTTGAAGCCGCTGTCGATGCTATGGGTCAGGAGCTTGAAAAATTTGGCGTCTCAGTTGACGCAAGTCGTGAAGGCGATATGCCTGAGCCTGAAGCCGATATGCCCGACGCACCTGGCGGTGATGACGAGCTTATGGAAGATAGGACCGATAATTTAGGACACGGCCCTGGCAAAGAAGTTAAAGACGGCAACGGCAAGCCTACCGGTCGCTATCTTAAAGAAGAAGAGGACGAAGAGCTTGAGGAAGCTGCCCGCGTTGTTCGCGGAAAAGAAGCCAAAAAAGATCGCGAAGAAAAAGAAAAGCGCGAGAAAGAGGCTAAAGGCAAGAAGGGCTTCATGCAAGAAGGTGATGAAGAGGAATTGGAAGAACTTGCAAAAGCAACTCCAGGATCCACCCACCGTGATCGTTTGGAGAAGCGCAAAGAAGACGCAAGAAAAAGAAAAGAACAACAGTCCGAAGGTCTAGACGAAATTGACTACATTGATGACGAAGCCGTTGTTGAAGAGGTTGCCCGACGAGTTGCTGCGCGTTTGATGAGAGAGTCTCGCGCTCAAAAAAGAGAGCGTCAGATTGAAGAGCTTGCAGAAAAAATCGCAAATAAGTTAAACCAGTAAGTGATTTAGTGTAAAATACTTATGTAGGATGCCACAGTGTTACTGTGGCATTTTTATTGGAGATTATTATGGAATACGTTATTGGGATTAGTTGCTTTCTTTTTGGATTTGTGACCCACAGAATGTTAAATTTTATTTTTAACTTAGGAAAAAGCGGTCTTTTAGTCAAGGCGATTGGTTGCCAATCGTTATACCTGCTATCAACAACTGCTGCAACTTTTGTAGTTATTAAACAAATTAGGCGGAAAGCCTTGATTGAAAGCGGCGTTGATGGTCAGGCACTGACAAACACAGAACGATTATATGATGCGGCATATAATAACTGGAAACATTCGGCAATCCAAAACTTTTTACACTCCTATCCAGAGTTATTTAGAAATCAATTAGGATTTGATGATTGGGATGGCGCCATGCGTTATTTGCGAAAAGAATATAAAAATGTAAAAATATAACAATAAACAGGCTGGAGAAACTACAATGCCAAAAAAATTTACTGAGAATGCAGATGAAAAAACAGATGACAATAAAACATTTATACTAGTTGGGTCTGATGAGAAGAGCGACGACGAGTTTCGAGTTTTTGGTATCGTAGGCGATATAAACGAGGAAAAGTCATCGGAAGCTATTTATTCGCTTATGCACTTTCACCGCACACGCGAAATAGAACAACTATCAGATCCTGCTGATGTTAATTCAGAGATTATTAAAACTGTTCGACCTATTCAATTTATTCTATCTACCCACGGTGGATCCGCCGAGGAGATGTTTGGTATCTACGATGTCATGCGTAATGTAAAAAAAGATTGCGACATTATCACCCGTGGCCTTGGAAAAGTTATGTCTGCCGGTGTTTTGCTGCTCGCAGCCGGAACCAAGGGTCAAAGGGAGATTGGCCGCAACTGTCGAGTAATGATTCATAGTGCGGTTGGTGGCTACGCTGGCTCTCTACATAATCTTGAAAATGAAATGGAAGAAGTAAGATATATTCAAGAACAATACGTTAAAGCACTTGTAGATGAAACAAACATGACCACCAGACAGTTGAAAAAAATGTTAGAAAAAAAGGTTAACGTTTATTTAAGTGCCGAAGAAGCGGTAAAATTGGGCATCGCTGACCTAATTATATAGTAAAAAGGAGTTATAGTTAGATGGCAAAGATTACCGGTGTCGAAGCGCGAGTGCTTGTTAATCATTTTCGCTGCGTCATGGAAAAAAAGGGTTATGTATTTTTTGAAGGCAAAAAGCCATATGATTTAAATATTGTAGGCGTTCGTAGCTACAATATGCGTGCCAACAAGTTCGATGACAATATTAATGTTTTTTATAAAAACACAAAAAAAGATTGGGAAGTTAGGGTTTATAAAATCACAACAGACCCAGGCTCTTATTATTTAAAAAATCCCATGAGAGTTGCCGGAACTGCGATTATGGTGCCAGGACAGTATAGATCGGCATACACTATTGGTACCCATAAGACATATGAAGCACTGGTGCAAAGAGGTAAAAATCCAATAAAAGTATATCGCGATTCTAACTTGGATGAAATTTTAGACATGCATGCAGATTCAGTGATGGAGGGTTGGTACGGGGTCAACATCCATAAAGCAGGTTCTGACTCCACAATCGTTCATCGTTGGTCGGCTGGTTGCCAGGTTTTCAAAACTAGTAGTGATTTCAATGACTTTATGACACTAGTGAATCGTGCCGCAAAGTATTGGGGACCAACGTTCACATATACACTTTTAGAAGAAAAAGATTTTGAGGATTGCCAATGAAAGATTTAGACAAGGCAGTTGAAAAGTTTTTTGCCAAAGATCAAAAAATAACTATTAAAACTTTATTTGAGGAAGTCGAAAAGGCTATGGAGCTTTTTGATTCACGACCTCTAACCGAGCAAGAAAAAAGAAAACCCGGTGGTCGCTTTAGTTATTCGATTCCAATTCCAAAATTAATTCCCACTGAGGCGTGGGGAGATCCTGATAGCCAATCACGCCAGGAGATCTCTAAAATATTTGCGGCGGTTACCGGTGGTGACAATATGAAGGCTCGTATACAATCTGTTAATAGTTTTTTAGATCCAAAGAGGGCCACAGGCAGACGATCTCAAACTAGAATCTTGAATATGATGATGATCATTGAGGCGCTTCAAGCGACTCTGAACGATTATAATGAAGCCTCTGCCGGATTCGTATTTGAGGCATTCATGGCCGCACTTACCGGTGGTTTTCAAGAGTCCGGTCGGGTCGGAGGCACACTCCCAATCGAAGACTTCGCAACCCGAGCCGGTGAAAATGTCAGTCTCAAACTTCTTAGCCCCGACACACCAATCCATGGCAGCTTTACTAATCTTATGGATTATCTTTTTATTCGTGGTGGCGAAGGTTTGCCTGAAATTAAATATTTGATTGCTTTTAAGTTAACAATTGGTGGTCGAATTGGCGAGGGCGTTGTTGAGAGGTTGCAGATTTTTGATTTTATGATTACACGAGATAATGTGGTTGACTTAATGATAGGCACCGGAAACGCTGGTGTTATGGGTAAAAGAGCCGCAGAATTAAAAGCAGCGATTGAAATTTTCAAAAGCAGAGGCCCCCGCGAAGGGCAAGCAGCCCTTGCAAAAGTTCTGGTGGCAAACTTAATTCCTGATCCTAAACGAAAAGGTAAAAAAATGAAGGATCCAAAAGATCCTGGCGTCCCAGGCTACACTGTTAAGGGCATGTTTTATAAAAATTATGACAAACTGACCGGAGATGTTGTAAATATTTCTGACCCAGAGCACATCTGCATTGATCCAGATGAGCCAGACCCAGAGAAAGCTAAGATACCAGACACTCCCGAGGGCCGCGAAAGATGTAAGGAAATTGAGCGGAACATTAAATTACAAAAGGGCAGTTACGCTGCGCTTTCAAGAAAAGCTGCAAAATATGATCAGCCGACCATACCCGATGAGGAAAGGCCAGAATCTATGACTGAGAGCTTCCATGCAAGAGAGAAAAGACTAATGGAGTGGGAGACACAACAAATGCTATTGGAGGCTCAAGCAGGCCCAGGTGACAAATCGCAGTGGTCTATCACCAGAACACAGATGGATGCCAACAAAGAGCTTGCAGCAACAGACTATCACGGCGAGGTCAATTTGTCGCAGGAAAATATTGACCAACTGGTTGAAATATATAGCGATATTCTTGGCGAACAAATGATTCAGCTTTTGGAATTAACAAAGAACTTTACAGAGAATGTTGGAAGATATTTTAGTGCCGAAGATAGAACTGAGGGTCAATCGGCAAACAGTGAAGCCCAGGAGCAAGGTAAGGAAATTATTACTAACCTTGCAGCGGATCCAATTAAACAGAAAGATACATAATAAATAACTTGACAAAAAACTAAAAATAAACTATTATCATACAAGAGGTGTAAATTGTCAGATTTAAAAATGCGTTTTGATTCAGAAACTTCTTTGAATCAAAAAATTATTGACGGCGTTAATGTGCTTGCCGATAACGTCGCTTCTACATTAGGTCCAAAGGGGCGTAATGTAATATTACAAGAAAAAGGAAAGAGCCCAATCATTACAAAGGATGGGGTTACCGTGGCTCAGTTTGTTCATTTGGATGATCCATTCATGAACGCTGGTGTACAAATTATTAAACAAGCAGCAACACAAACAAATAATATTGCCGGTGATGGTACAACGACCTCGACAGTCTTAGCACGCGCTATATTGACGCAGGCTCAAAAATACCTCACTGCTGGGGCTAGCCCGATTGAACTCAAGCGAGGGATTGACAAGGCTTCTGAGGCCATTATTGATAATTTGAGAGAACTCGCTACGCCAATTACTAGCGAGGAAGATATCGCCCATGTTGCCACCATCTCTGCCAATAATGATAAGAGCATTGGCAACTTAATTGCTATGGCGGTTGATCGCGTTGGTAAAGATGGTGCCATCACAATTGAAGAGGCCCGTTCTTCTGAGACTTCTCTTGACATTACAGAGGGTTTTATTTTTGATTCGGGCTACCGCGCCACCGCTTTCATCACTGATGAAAGACGAGGGTTAATGCGGTACGATGAGCCGCTTATTATGGTGACCGATCACACAATCTCGACTGTCGAACAAATTCTGCCCATCTTGGAAGTTATTGCAAGAGAGGGAAGGCCATTTGTTTTGGTCGCAGAAGAGATTGAAAACCAAGCACTTGCCGCCATGATCATGAATGCGATGCGTGGGACACTAAAGGTCGCCGCTATCAAGGCGCCTCGCTACGGTGAAGAGCGAAGAAGTATTTTGCAGGATTTGGCCATTGCCGTTAACGCTACATTTGTTTCGCGTGAGTCTGGTATGAAGGCGCATGAAACTAAGTTGGAGGATCTTGGGTCTGCTAAGGTTATTGAATGTACAAAGACTTCCACAACCGTTGTGGGTGGAAATGCTAATTACGAATTGGTTGATCAACGCATCGAAACTTTAAAGGAGCAACTCAAAACAACTGAATCCATACGCGACTGTGAAAAAATTCAAGAAAGAATTACACGTTTAGCTAGCGGAATTGCAGTTATCCGAGTTGGTGCGGCAACCGAGGTTGAAATGGTAGAGAAAAAGCACAGAATTGAAGATGCCTTAGAAGCTGTTCGATCTGCACAGGTCGAAGGTATTGTGCCGGGTGGTGGCGTGGCGCTAATTCGTGCCAGTAAAGAATTGACCATTGATGCAGATAACGACGATCAGGCTATGGGTGCGAGCATTGTGCAGCATGCTGTTCGATCTCCACTAAGACAAATGGCTTTGAACGCTGGCTTGTCGCCTGATCTCATTGAATCGTTAGTCGAGAGTCTAAATGAAAATGAGGGTTATTGTTTTTACAATGGCGAACAATGCGATATGATCAAAGCAGGAATTGTTGATCCAGTGAAGGTTACTGGCACAGCATTGTCGAACGCTGTATCGGTTGCTGGAACTTTAATTACCACCAATCACGCCATTATTGGTGTGTGAAACTAATTACCCATGCAGTATGATTGGGGGATTGTTTAATGGATAATCAAAGCTATGAACTTAAAGAGGCTTTTATTCGATTAGAATCGCAACTTGATAGAATGATGGATGGAATCGGTGTCGTTAAAAGCGAAATTGAATCTATGGCTGAGGACATAACAAAAATTAAAGAAGCAGTATATAATCCAGATCAAGGAATTTATGCACGCTTACGCTCTTTAGAGGCTTGGAAGTCCACATCATCAAAAGTGATGTGGATTATGCTCTCTTCAATAGTTGGATTAGTTTCTTTGAGCGTGTGGCAATTAATATTTCCAAAACTTAGTTAATATTGTCGGAGCTTACATGAGAGTTAACATTCAATTTTCAGTTGATACTGATGAAATACCTGATCGTGTCGTTGGTTTTGTACAGGAAGCGGAAAATTTATTAGATTTTTTGAACAATGAAATGATTGCCAGTGAGACAAAAACACATCTAAATAATAAAAATGTTTTAGCTGCAATTGATTTATTATCAAAGTTTCGTGAAACATTAGCTGAGGTGGACATACGATTAGATGACTGCATGAATATTTTAGGGGGCTATCAAAAATTATTGATGGGCGAATTGCCACAAATCAATAGTTTACCCGAAGAGGTGTAACACATGAAAGATTTTCAACCTGGAGACTTAGCTTATGTTCCGTCTGACGTTTCCCTGATTCAATATAATGATGATGGCGGTGTTAGTAATTATTTTACAACCACTGAACCGCAATATGTTTTAATTTTGAATTCTCAATTAAAAAAAGGTAAACATGTTTTTGCATGTGAGGTATTATTTAGAGGACAAACTTGGTCAGCAAAGCCAATAGATTTATTTACAGTAGATAATCAAGAAAATGGAGTTAAAAATGGCGACTATTCGCTTAATAGAAGTGTCAAAAAGTTCTAATGTTATAAAAAATTCAGCGTACACACTGAGAGAAGTGTACATCAATCCAGAGCATGTTGTTTGCTTACGAGAGGATATATTTACATCACAGCTTTTAAGAGAGGGTCAGTTACCCGAAGGCTTAGACGATCGCCAAAGGTTTACCCGCGTTCAATTAAATCGTGGCTCCACTGGGCTTGATTTGGTCGTAGTAGGTTCGCCAGATACGGTCGAGAATCAATTAAGAACTGGCGCAAAACAATTATTAAGAGGGTAAAATGACAAATCATTTTCACATTTATGCCACCGGCACATGTCCATTTTGTATAGAAGCAATTAAAATTCTTGAAAATTCTGGGTACGAGTACGTTTTAACCATGCTCGATAAAAGTCCCGAGTTCCGAAATCAATTAAAGAAAAAGTGGAAGTGGGACACTGTGCCAATCATACTTGTCAGAGATATTAATGGTCAGGAGTGTTTGGTTGGTGGCTGTAGCGACTTAAAAGAGTATTTTGAAATAAAAAATAATTCTGATGAGTGTAAAGAGGAATGTTCAATAGAATAATCACACCCCTGCGTTTTCAAAATGACGCATCTAAAATTACACATATTGTTGCTCAAATAATAAGCGGAGCTACAAGAAACATCACCTCACCATTTTTTATGGGCGGTGGCTTGGAGGCCGGGTTATTAAATTACGGTTACAAAATTAAAGGATATACAGATTATAAAGATTTATTTGATTTTTGGAATTGTTTATTAAAAGATCCAGAGGCCGTCTTTCAAGCAGCAAAATGCTTGATGCCGATTGATGAGGATTTGTTTTATTTAATGCAGACCAATCTTAGTGAAAATGATGAGTGGTTCACTAAAGCTGCCATGTTTTTTGCAATAAACAGAAGCACAGCACATGGCACCGTCTCATATGGCAAAATGCAAAAAAACCACCCACATTTTAACGAACATTCTTTGCGACTATTGAGAAACTTTAACGCTAAAAACTTGCAAGTTTTCTATGAGCCCAACTATACAAATATTATTGACAATAGCGATGATATTATTTTGTGCTGCCCACCAACGTATATCTCAATGCCCGGACTAACAGGTGGCCCAGTGCCCCACCCAGAAAACAAAAATATTGATCATTCTAATTTATGTGAATTATTGTCTACAAAAAATAAATGGATTTTATTCTTAAATTATCACGAAGATTTGATTAAAATGTATGAGTCGTTTAATATTATTTTTATCAATAAATTTTATAATAAAACAGAAGATGATCCTCAATACATTTTAGTGACCAACGGAGTATAACAATGCCATTATTTGAATCACAACACGTTCAGAAACCATGGGGAAGCGTGACGACTATTGCAAAAAATAAACACTATTCTGCACGCATCCTAAGAATCAATCAAGGCCACAGAATTTCTAAACATTATCATATAGTTAAGGATGAAACAATCTACATAATGCGTGGAAGATTGATGATTGAAATAGTCGAGGATGGTCATGAATCCGTGAGAATATTAAAGCGTGGTGATGTTTTCAGAATCAAGCCAAAAACGATACATAGATTTTGCGCTCACTGCAATTGTGATGTTAAACTTTTGGAAATAAGTGGTGCAAAAGTAGATGATGAGATTCGTCTTGAAGACGATTATGATCGCGAAGTTATGATTGCAAAAACTTAAATTTATAAATTTATTTTTTCAATAAAGACACCCTTTGGGCGTCTTTTTTGTTATGTCGCTTATAGTTACAAATGGAGGGCATGTTTAATGCAACATGTTATGGGCTATAAATCCGCTCTGATTTTGTGGTTTGTTACCATATTCATGCTCTTAGGCTGCACACCTGTCCCGTCTCACTCCACAGCACAAGACGGCGTTGACATTGATACTGAGGGGCTTGAAGTTAATATTTCTGAAAACTCAGAATCAAGCGCAAATGTGTCGCGACAACACAGACGCACAGTTAAAATGTCTAAAGATGCCTCTGTTGTTGTTTGGGGCTCAGTTGGTGGCAGAAGGGTTGTTAGTGGCACTGGAACTTATTTTGAGCACAAAGGCTATCACATAGTTATAACAGCTTATCATGTTTATGATGATCCGCGAATCGAGGGAGCTTTAGTGCAAAGTCAATCGGGCGAAATGGTTGCCGGAACAATAATCTATTCCAATGCTGATCGAGATATTTGTGTATTGTTGGTGCCGCAAATGCGTACTGTTGATGCTGCGCGACTGAACCCAATAAGACCTTCGCAAGCTGATGAGGGACTCAGTGTGTTGTACACCGGGTTTCCTGGCCATCATAGCTACAATGAACCGCTAACTTTCAATGGCACGCTGGCTGGGATTAGCGATTCAAGTGGGTTCATAATTATGCAATCTTATGCGTGGATGGGTTCGTCTGGGTCGGGTGTTTTCGACACAAGAGGTCGATATGTCGGTGTTTTAGTTGCAATTGATGTCGAAAGAGGCATTTATGGTCCACAATTACAGGAAAATGTTGTGTATGTATCCCCCATATGGGCTGTTGGAGTTGAAGAAATAGAGGGGATATTGGAGGGAAGGTAAATGTTGTGGTGCGCCACGAAAAGAATTATTGCAATTTTTATTTCAATGCTTTTTGTAACTGGCTGCACGACAAATATGGAATATTATATCGTTGGTTCGGGAACCGAAACAGTGGTCGAGACGGTTTATGAAACTGTTTACGAGGAAATAGAAATTCCAGTCTATATCGAAGTGGAGGTTCCCGCTAACCCTGGTGAGATTTGGGTTGATTCCTTTATTCAACCTCAGTCAGTTGATGGCGTAGACATTCTTTGGGTTATTGATACATCTGGCTCGATGAACGCCTATGACGAAGAACTGTTGGCAGGAATACAGGCGATGTTACTAGCACTCCCAGAAAGCGGCTGGCGTTTAGCCATGTTGTCTAATGACCCAGGAGAGGCATCTATTGAATCTCAGTTTCCATTGGTTCCTGGCGATGATATTTTAGATGCTGAAAATATGTATCACAACATGGGAAGAGGCCATCGTGAGGAGGGGTTTGATGCGGCATATGAGTATTTGATGAATAATACTTATGCTCAAACATGGCTTCGATATGACGCTGCTTTGTTGGTGGTTTTTGTATCAGACGAAGAAGAGCAAAGCGATGATCATTTTCCTACAGTTGATGGATTTATTTCATGGTATCAAGGACTTAGAGGTGGCTCAACTTATTTATCAAGTGTTGTTAACTTAGACCCTTCTGAATCATTATGTAATCCGAGTACCTACAATGCTGGATACAGATATATGCAAGCAACTAATCACTTCATGGGTCAAATCATCGATATTTGCTCTGAGGATTGGAGTGCTGGCGTGGTTGATGCAGCAAGAAGACTGGAGCCACATGAACACATTCAGCTTACACATGAGCCAATTGAAGAATCTATAAGAGTTTTTATAAATGGTGCATTAAATTATGATTGGACGTATTCGTCCTCCGATAATACTATTTACTTTACAATAATACCAGGCGGAAATGATTTGGTGGAAGTTGGATACCGGTATTTTCCGGTCGATACTGGTGCTGCTGGCGATACTGGTATAGATACTGGCGCGTAGGAGGGTAAAATGTGGAATTTACTGGAATTATACTATTAACAGTTGGATGCATGTGCGTTTTTGTGATGCACAAACATTCACAATATAAAAAAAATGAAATGTACAGATTACAAATAATGGATTATGAAATGAGAAAATTTATGAATCAAGCGATTCATGATTTTGATAAAAAACGATGATTAATTGTGGCACTTATATTTTATTGTTGGACTTGGCTGCTGTTATAGGAATTGCAATTTACTGGCTACTTAGTAATAGAGAGGTGTAGATTGCCGCATAACATATTTTTGTTTGCATATGCTTGCTGTGTACTGTTCGGTATTTATTATTTAGTATCCGGTATAGTAATGCATAAAGAATCCAAAAGAATAAAAAAACTTAATCGAACGGTCGATAATCTATTGAATAGCGATTACGACTATGATATAATAGATCCTGATAGTATGGGATTCGGCCACCCGATCCCAAAAAGAGATAGGAACAATCATGACACAGCATACAATAGACTCGTCTGGAACCCCGAGACAGAATCGTGGACAAAGATTAGACATTGACGCGGAGGACAAGGCATTAAAAGCAGTTGCTTCAGGTGTCGCCAAATGCGTTTTATATATTTGTTTGACAATTTTTCTTTGTTTTTATGTTTCATCTTGCAATTTGGATACTGAAACAATTCAACAATGTGAGGCATCTTGTAGCACATCTGGCAACAGAATGAAATCTGTTTCAAATTCTACTTGCGAGTGTATTTCGCGACTTGAAAATGAATTTGGCGGCTTAGACGATGATATCTGGGTTTTGCCCAGGACTTCCGCGCCGCAATAAAATCATTATAATTTGAAAATGGAGCATAAAAAAATATATGGAGAGTCGATGGATCAGGGTCGAGTATGAAAATGTAAACGATGTTCGTTTATCAGACTTTGATAGAAAAGTAATTTTTGAAAGACACGGAGAAAAACCAGTATGGTTTCATATTTTTTTTTCTTGGAAACCAAATGAGACAATTGTCTTTGGTGAGAAATCTGTCGAGCGAATAGTGAAAAAGTATCCAGACTGTCATATATACTATAGGCGCAGAATTAATGAAAAAAGACTTAAATAAAAGTTTGATACAGTTTTGCAATCTTCAACTTTCTTTATTGATTAAAGAAGAGTCACAACTTAGACAATCTGTTTATAATATACAACTCCAGAGAAAATATCTAAAAGATGTGTTGCAGGAGTTAACTGGTGAAAAAATTAAGCCATTACCCGGAGAGGAAGAGTTTGATAACCTACTTCGTTTCCCTGATAAATAAGTTTGTAACTGTTGTATCAACTTTTTTCAAAAAAAATCGAATTTTTGAAGAAGACGCGCGTCTATTACACGTCTCAAATAAAAATGAGACAAAACCTGAACCAAAAATCATTATTTTGAAAAAGGGCGAAAAAATGGAAACTAATCTTGATTTGACCAACACTGAAAAAACGTTAACTCCACTTGAAAGTGCGATTGAACGTGCGCTACTGTTTGGGGAAAACATGTATTTCTCAACCATGGCCTTTAGCACGTCAGAGTCTCTGACTGATCCCGAAAAGGCTCCACCTAATTTGACACCAGAGGCATATACCGCTTTTTGCGAGTACACCGCCCAGTTATTTGCAACAGCGGCGGCTGCACGTCAGGAATTAAACGGCATTAGCGCGTAATGGGTATTTTTTGGACTGGCAAAAAAGCTCCTAAGCCAGAAGCTAAAAAATGCTTGATGGAGCACATCGCAGATAACTGGACCGGTGGTTTCGCTGCTGCCTTTCATCATGATGATGGTGGCGAACACATTATGGCAGTTTTAGAAGTTAACGACCCAGACGAAGCACTAAATGAGGAATTGCGTTCTAAATTTGGCGCTAAGTGGATGGGGTGGCGATTGGTAATATTAAAAGTTCCAATTGGCCACGTTAAAGTTTTTTACAACAAAAAATAAAGGGAATAAAATGTATAATTACATGGCGATTGTCGCCAGTTTGTTTTGTATTGGTGCGGTCGATGTGATTGATAATGGGGTGGCACATGTCATCTTTACAACCGATGGGCCTGAGAGTTATGAGGCCGATATCCCAATTGAATTATTTCCATGCGAAATTTCAGAGGGTGATTTGTTCTATGCTCAAGTTATAAACGGTGTTACTGAGATAAGGTGTGGACAGCCTGATTTATAATTTGAAAAAAATATTGAATATTTTTGAATGTGACTCGTCTATGCACTGACAAGTAAAAAGGAGAAACTTGTGAATACTCTTATCAAGTACGCATTTTTAGCGTTTGGTGTTTATTTTGTTATTTCTTTTCTTGCCGACAATCCGCATGCTTTTCGTGATTTGAAAAGCTGGATTGATGGCGTAATTGCGGGATTGATATCGTGAGTGAAGACCCGCTGATTGTGGTTATCGAGCGTTCGCCGGATGAAACAATATTTGTGCAAGTGTTCGATGATTTTTTATTAAACTGCATTGATGAAAATGGTAACGATGTCGAACTGACTAAAGAAGAAAGAAAATATATTTTTATAAAATACAAAAATGGCGAGTGTGACGCTCGCTACTCTTGGGGGACTCATGAAAGTAACGCTAAATGAACATATTGAAATGGTTGACCAAAATTCGCAGGCGACCGCAAAAGAAATTGAAAGCCTGTGTGAGCGCATGCGTGGCAGATTTAGGGTGTGCGGCTTTGATAACGTATGGCAGAACTATAAGGCGCGTGGAAAACACAACGAGACAAAGCGAAAGCAGAGCAGGGCACTTGTTAGACAATACGTCGATATGATTCTTGAAACTCAAGACTATCGCTGCACCCACTGGCTGCATGTTGAGGATGATGAGCTAAACGGAGTTTGGAACCGTCCAGGCGGCAACTATTGTAACTGGAAGATTACAAATATTATTTATGAAATTGACCATGTTCATCCGACAAATGCAGGTGGTAAGGACTGTCTGACCAATTATCAATTTCTATCATCTAACGCGAATCAATTTGTAAAGTGTTCGCTGACCTACGATGATTTGCTAAAGAGGGTTGATTTGTCTGACCGGCTCAAAGAAAGAATTTTGCACGTGCTCGACCAGAGACAAAAACTTTTTGCATCTAAGAGGTGGCAGATTTTTATGGATACGCTCAATAAATATGAGGAAACATTTAATGATTAAAGTTGGTGATTTAGTGAGACTTAACCCGGAACACCACGGGGGCATGGATAATTTGGTGTTTGTTATCGAGGTCCGTGACAATACGCTGCCGCATGAATTGATTGTGCGTATGCAGGGCTATAATGGAGAAATTAGTGTTTATGAAGACGAAGTGGAGGTTATAAGTGAAGTATTACATAAGCAAGGTTGATGTGAGGTATGGTGACCCTGACGCTGGGGAGCCTCGATTTGTTGCGAAAGAGAGGGTACTAACAAAGCCCAGCAACTACAAGGCTGCGAAATATGCTGCTCAAAGGTACGAGAGCATGGGTATTGAAAATGTTTTTGTGAATGAACACAAGGCATCAAAATATAATAAGCTGATGAAGGCTCAAAGAAAGAAGGCGAAACCCGTGACACTACAGGACATAGCGGAGGCGATGAATGATTCTTGAAGAGGGCGATTTGGTCGCGCTTAAAGAGTTTTATTACCTGTCACCAGAAAAAAGACACAAGTCGTTAGCCATTGTCATTGAAGCTCAGTGGAAACAATGCAGGATTCGCACGATTTACAATGGGATGACATGGTGGGTTCAAAACAATGAATTAAAACTTCTTTCTGGTGGTTCAAAGTCGATAAGCAAAAAAGTTTAATTTTTTTTGAATAAATCTCAAGGCTGCACGTCTATTGTGCATCGGAGTTAAAAAGATGAAGACTGTAATCGTTTTGGATACTGAAGACACTAAGGGACTCGCGGCAGCAGTTCGCATTGCTAAACATCTTGAGCGCGAATACCTTAGCGACTTGATGCCAAATCAATACACCACTAAATATAGCAGTCACGATTTATCATTTAGTAGAATTCCGTTTATCAAAGTGCTGCGTGCTTTTGCAAAACAGATTCGCGACGATGTTGAAAGCGGAGACTTAAAGCTGGAAGACGTTGGTGGGCTTCGATATACAAAACAATTTACCGATAGAGTGTGGAAAGATGAAAAATTCTAAAAAGAAAGTATCGCGCCCCTCTGTGGTACATGTCGCCGCTTTTCTGCGCTCCGGTGCAGGCAAGCACAAAAGCAAAAAGATTTATAGCCGCAAGGCAAAACATAAAGGAAGGGCACAATGATTGTTGCAATTGTAATTTATAGTTTGGTTTTCTCATTCGCTTATTCGCATGCTCTTGATATGCACTTGGGTAATTAATGAAAGTTGGTGATTTGGTGCGCGTTGGCCCACCTTTGAGGCTTCAAAACAAAATTGGACTTATCGTCGGTCGTGATAGCAAATCAGACACGATGCAAATGGGACGCGACGGTGATTTTTTTTATACGATGTATTATAAAGTTGTCATTGATGGTCACGTTTATAGAATTGAAAAAAGTAATTTGGAGAAAATAAATAATGGATGATTACGAGGCAGTTGGAATTGCAGAAGGGTTTGTCGATTGCGATGATGAAGAGAGAATCATCGAGGCATGGCAGCATCTAATCGACACCGGCTTGGCCTGGACGCTGCAAGGTGCGTTTGGTCGGATGGCGAAATCCCTGATTGATGCTGGTGTTTGCACGCCTTGAAAAATAATTTAATTTTTTTTGAATATTCGCGGAACTCCTGCGTCTAACGGGTGTCTAAGCAAAGGAGAGACATACATGGGATATCGCTCACAAGTCGTTCTCGTCGTCGGTAAAGAAATCATGCCCCAGTTCATGGTTACGATGGCAAAGTCGCCAGAGGCCCGCAAGCTCTGCTGGGGGGAAGCTGACCAGACGGTTAAAGATTATGATGGCGAGGGAAATTTTCTTTTCTCTTGGAACTGTATCAAGTGGTACGACTCTTTTGAGGAGATTCGCGCTATTGAAGATTTTTTGGACTGGGCATGCAGCGAGTCAATTGAAGTCGATGGCAAGACCCGTGACGGTGATGAGTTTATCAAGTTTCTCCGCACAGGCGAAGAGTTAGACGACAATGAGCAACGCGGTTGGGGATTTGATGATGTTTGGATTACTCGGAGAATTGAATTTTGATGAAAGTCGGTGATTTGGTGCGACACATATATTCAGAGCGTGGAATGATGGGAATCATTGTAGAAATGAAATCGTGGGCGCATACTGAAAGCAAAACTCCCTTTGTCTTATGGGATGACGGTAGAATAGCAAAGATCCAACGGGGTCTTATTGAGGTGGTTAGTGCAAGTCGGTGATTTGGTGAAGTTTGAAACCAAGTCGTGGGTGATGCAGCGCAATTATGCGAACCCTGGCGTGGTTTTAGGAGTGAGGATGTCGCAGCTTGGCAATAGGCGCATGCGGGTGATGTGGTCTGATGGAAGTATCACCTTTGAGCACGGTTGTTATCTGGAGGTCGTCAGTGAAGGTCGGTGATTTAGTTAGAGTTAAGTATGATGGCACGACAGGCATAATTGCCAGAAAAGAAGTGACTCGCGTCCCCGTCCCAAGTATATGGATTTACTTGCATACTGGAGAGAGTTTCAAACCCGAATATCTGGAGGTTATAAATGAAAGTCGGTGACCTCGTTTATGCAAAGCAGGATTTGAGAAATGGCTTTCGATGCATCGGACTTATTCTGGAGTGTAGGGCCGCCACCCTTGGACGCTTGGCAGAGTACAAAATTTTATGGAATTCTGAGAGCAACCCTATCGGCTGGTGGAGGATTAGCCAGCTACTACCTGCCATTGAAAAATAATTTAATTTTCTTTGAATATTTTCAATTCTGGCGCGTCTAACGGGTGTGCAACAAAGGGAGAGATATGATTAAGGTTGGCGATTTGGTAAGGATAGCGGAGCCCTTCATGAGCTATCAGGGTCAAGTGGGTATCGTTACAAAGATTCCGCTGACCGAGCGTGGCATGTGGGCTATCCTGCTCACTTCCGGCGAACTTATCGCCACAAGACTCATGTCACGTCTGGAGGTTATCAGTGCAAATCGGTGATTTGGTAAGGATGAAATGCATTAAGACTGCCGTCGCTTTCGGACCCGCTGCGATAGTGATAAGGAGAGGCCCATCGACTAAGTTCGTGAGAGTTTGGAACAGCGCGGAGCAGCAGCATGAATACTGGGATATTCGTTACATAGAGGTACTCAATGAAAGTCGGTGATTTGGTAAAGATGAGAGGTCCGTCCACGTGGCACGGTCAGACAGGAATCGTCACAAAGGTCCGTCGAAGCACAGGTGCGCCATGGGTTGTCCTGCTCACTTCTGGTGAATTGATTGAGACATACAGCAGACACAACATGGTGGTGATAAGTGAAAGTCGGTGACATGATTAAAATGAAGAACCGGCGCGAGCTTCGCAAAGGCGATGCATGGGGTATCGTCCTTGAGATTCTTGGACCCATGGCCGGTGGCACGGGAAACAGAGTTAAAATTGCATGGCAAGGTAAAAACATCGGCACCATGCGAACTGATATTTTGGAGATAGTAAAATGATTAAAATTTGTAAGCACTGCAACGTCGAATTCGATACACGTTCGACCGCAAAGCGACAGGCAGGCGGGAAAATTAACGAGTGCCCGTCATGTGTCGAAGAACTCGGCACGGAGACTGCTGTAAAATATTTGGGCCTGTCTGCTGGTGACGGCAAAGCATCTGCTCTTTCGATTGTCGCCTTTGAAAATGACGAAGACCGCGAGGCATATTCGTCAGCATGGAAAGCGGTCACCGGATTCAACAAGGGTAAATCCTGTCATTTGTCAGGAACAAACACTAACATCGGTGGACGACCGATGCGCCATGTCACCTATGTCGGTGCCAATGGAAACCATAAGGGGAAAGGATGAAAAGAATTAAACGAGGATTGAAATATACTTTCAAAATTCTTTTATGTGGGTATCCACAAGTAGACTTTTAATTAAACAAAAAAGGAGAAACAAAATGTTTAATATTGGAGAAATCGTTATCGACAGCAAGACCGGAGGCATGGGACTGGTGACTGACAGGCACTCGGATTCAAGTGTCGAACTCGACCTGACCTTGCTCGACGGACGGCAGACGGTAGTCACACGCGATACGGCAGACCTTGAAAGGACTGGCCGGTCCATGCGCTCCCGGCTTCGCTAAAAATAATTCAAAATAATTTGAATAAATCTCGCTCTGGCTCGTCCAATCTATGATTGGATGGCCAATGAGCCAGGAGATATAGCATGAAAATCGAACTGACCGAGACTGAAATCACTCACATCATGGACGCGCTGGATGCTCGCATCGAGGATTTGACAGGCTGCCTCGCTACGGTAGGCGACCCCGAAATCGAAGACGAGATTGCAGAACTGACAGAGTTGTGCATGGATTTGTTTGAAGCGTTGGGTCGCAAGGATGACGACTGGGGTCGCGAGAACGACGCTGTGCCCGATGCTGCTGTGGAATTCATCCAGGCAGGCATCGACGCCCGCGAAGAGGCCAAGGCTACCTCACGGGCCGCTCAGCGCCGGGAACAGGCATTGAGCGACCGTCTTATGGGTGGAACGACTGATACCCTCGCAAATGACCCCATCGACTGGTAGGCGAGAGCATGAATATTTGGATTTTATCTGGAAGTTATGAAGGCGAGCAATTTGCAAGCTCACACTTGACCGAGAAGGGCGCTATCCTCGCGGCTATCGGTGACGTGCTCCAGCTTCTCGGTGTCGAAGATGAAGAGACAGCCAAAGAAGTTGTCGGTCATCGTAATTTCATGCCAGATATCAGCGATGATGAGCGACCTGACGTTGAGCCTCCCGAATGGGATATGGAAAAGATGAAGGGCATGGTTCGTAATGAACTGTGGGGCGTCTTTGGCGAATGGCTCGAACTAACATGGGATAATAGCCATGGCTACAATATCGAAGTGATTAAAACACAGGTGCAAGCATGAAAGTCGGTGATTTGGTAAAAGTTATTTATGATGGAACGGTGGGGCTTATCGTGCGTATCGAAGACGGTGCTCGTCCATGGATTTACTTGCACACTGGCGAGTCATTCAAGGCTAACAAGCTGGAGGTAATCAATGAGAGTCGGTGACCTTGTGAAAATTAAACGAGCATCCATCGGTGTGCCTTACGATAGCCTTGCTATGGTCATTCAAGACTTTGTAGTAGGCACGAGCAGTATCGGATATTGGAATATTCGATTCGTCGGTGGAAAACTAAACGGCAAGACCCGCCGGTATCTGACGCGAGACTTGGAGAGGATAAGCCCATGATTGGATGGCTAATGATTGCCTGCCTCGTCGGGGGTATGACATGGTTTTCTTGTTTTGCTGCCGTGGTGCTGGTTCGCTGGTTGCGGCGGGACATTGACAATGAAAGTCGGTGATTTGGTGAGACGAACGCGCTACAGAAGCCCTGACGGTCGCATAACTGCACGGTCTGGAAAAGAGGCAGGTGTCGGGCTAATCGTTAACAAAACGAAATTTGGCTATAAAATTAAATGGCAAGATGATGGTGAAATAGGAGTTACCTGGGTATCAGAAACTGCTATTGAAATAGTGAGTGAAGCATGAAATATCCAGTTGGAACCTTGCTTAAATGCGATTCGTGGCGTATGCCTGCGTGGTACAAGCATGGGTATTGGATAATTCTTGAATTAAATGTTTTAGGTGGAGGGAACGCAAAAATAAAACAAATTGGTGGACCGCATGATAAGCACGGATGGTCAACCATGAATATGTCGTATGATGGAATTTATGAACACTTTCAATTACTTAGCTTAATTGAGAAATAATTTAATTTTCTTTGAATATTTTTGAATCTCAGGCGTCTAAGTGGATGTCTAAACAAAGGGGACGCATATATGAAAGTTTCAGCCGCAATCAAGAAGACCCGCGCATATTTCAAGAAGCATGGAGTCGATATCGAAATTGATGAGCCCGGTGAGTTTGGGTGGAAGTGGACATTCACCCACAACGGTCGTGTCGGCTCTTTTGGAGCTAATGGTGTGCATGCTACCGACCCTAACGTGGGCGATGCTGATGCTTGCCTGTTTCATACTCGTGGAGTTAATGACCATAGTTGCAGCTATACCGATTATCACGCTGGTTCATATCGCGATAATCTGACGCAGGTGCTCCACAGCCTTCTGCCTCCACCTCCAAAGTATCCGGCTGGCTCTCTTGTCCGAGGCAAGGACAATAAGCGGGCGACCCGTCATGGATTCGCAGGCAAGGTCGGTTTGGTGGTGGAAGCTGCCGCTGGCTCTTATGTCAAAGTGGCATGGAACGGCGAACCAAAACCGCGCCATGGCTGGACTTCCATTTCACACCGCGATGTCGAGCGCGTGAGCTAAAATAATTTATTTTTATTTGAATATTTCTGAAGTTCAGGCGTCTAACGGGTGTC